GAGATCCGACCAGGCGTTTTTAAATTTGGCAACTGTCCCGGAATAAGTATTCATATCGGCCTGGGCAGTGCCGCCGAATTTTTCGTTCAGAATCTTCATCGCATATTCGGCCTTTTGAGCATTTGTGGCGTTCGAGCCGAGACGCTCATCGAGGTTCCGGAGCTCCGGGATATATCGGCCGAGCATTTCTACATTGCCGCTCATGGCCATGCCGATCAATCTCGATGTCGAATGAAAGTCCTGGCCGGTGCGGATGCTCATATCCATTGCCAGCTTTGCGCCCATCTGGGCCTTGGCAAAGTCATTGGTGTACATCATCATATCGGTCAGGGCCTGGCGGGCCTGCTCGTCTGAGAAACGCGTTGATTCCTGGATGGAGTTGGCAAATTGATCGACGGCGGTTTTCGCGTATTTCCAGGTGTAGCCTGTGGTCTCGAGGGCGAACCGGAGGCGGTTCTCGATCTGCTCGGCTTCGGCGGCCTCGTTAACGAAAGAAGAAATTGCTTTGCTTATGCCGTATACTGCTGCTGTCGCGGCAGTGAGCTTGGCTACCAGGCCAACCCAGCCCTCTGAGATAGCGGCAAGAGGTCCCTTGGTTTGCTCCGCACCCTTCTTCATCTCGTCAAAGGATTTCTTGCTCTGATCTGAAAACTGTTTGATCTTGACCGTGCCTTTGTCATCGACTTCGAGAATTATTTTTACTTCCGGCATGAATCACCTCAAATGTTTTAGAGCAGTTATCGCAGTCATCTTTACCGGCTTTTTTGCAGGCGATGCAATATTTCGACCTCGCCTGTCTTCCATCCTTAACGCCAAGAAAGGCCAATATCGCCTCTCTTAACATGATGTCCCTTTCTAAATATCGGATGAAGGGCTCGCATTCTTTGGGAGTGTATCCCCAGAGGATTCCGTCTCGCTTGGTGATATCTCCTCTTGCGAGGATGACGACGATTTTTTCGATAACCCCGATATCTGGCTCATTATTTTTATTTGCATTCCCTCCAGCTTTTCCATGACCGAAGCTGTCGGGTTGCAGTCGAAAAAATCTTCTATGACCTCTATGGCCGTGCCGATATTGATCGAGAATTCAAACTCTTCGGCCATTTCCTCAAGATTTTTATCTCGAGGAGATTTTCCCTCCCCGGTAAGGACAATTGCCAAAAGCATCGGCATCCGGTCCTTTAACTGATTGAAAATCTCCAGCGGCCTGAAACTTTGAATGGTCGTGCCTTTCAGACATTCGATCATCTGCCTGATTTGGCCCAGGACCAGAGGCTTTTGAATATACGCCTTATCTCCGATATCGTACTTGAATTCCGACATTCTATCCCTCCGCCTTAAATTAGTGAATGAGTTATTGAATTTGATTTAAGTTAATAAGTGAATAAGTTATTAAGTGATAAAAAACCTTATTAACTCATTTCCTCATTAACTTATTAACTTTTCCTCAACTCATTTCCTCATTAACTTATTAACTTTCCGCTATAGATTTGCCTGTGCATTCAGCAGCTCGATCCAGACGGCGCTGGCGTCGGAGTCGTTATCATAATAGGCCTCGAACTCCAGGTCGACCATAATTCCCTTGTCACCGGAGATAATAGGGGCCTGCGGCCTGAATACGATCTCATCAAAATTGTACGTGAGCTTCTCGTTTCCCGCTGTGCCGCCGCCGTCGCCCTTGGTCAACTCAATTTGAAGCGATGTCTCTTCATGCCCTATGGCCAGGTTATAGAGCGTCATGGTTTCAAAGAGAGCGGTCAGTTTTCCGCTCACCTTGACTTTGCCCGCCGGAATCGAGTATCTTTCGCCCGCTCCTCCGATCACGTAAACCGAGCCGTCGAGATTATTGTTGATCTCAAAGCTGACCTCGGTCACAATCGCCAGCGGGGCTTCCCCCTGATTGATCACGGCTTCGAAGCCGTCGAATGGATTGTGGCCGAAATCTGTCGGCACGCCGTCGTGAGGAAGTGTCGCCAGGGTCTCTTTCGCTCCCATGAAATTAAATTTTCCTTCGAGCGGGCCTTCGGCCTTGATCGTTCCGGAGTGTGAGTTGATTTTGCATCCGTTATACCGGATGTACTGAACGATATCGGTGAATTGCTTCTCGACCTGAAGACCCGTTGGAAGCGAGGCGATTTTAAAAACATGCGTATAAGGGCCACCGCCTGTGCGCGTATAGCCTCCCAACAGATATTTAAAGAGCCTGCCCATCCAGGGATTGAGCTCTGTCGAGATGTCGCCTGCGACTTCCTGATTTCCGCGCGCCGGCCTGTTTGGATTCCTCGATGAACGGATCACCTTCGATTCGGTGAAATTTCGGGACAACCTGAATCCCTCGCTAAGAAACGGCACATACATGCCGTCCTTGATCGCCCGGATATCGTCTATCCTGAAGACGAATGCTCCCTTATCAACGGCCTGCTTGAGTGCGATGGAGATGAGAAGGAGATCCGTCGCCGGATTGGCGAGCGCCATCTTGATGGGCGTCCATACATTGGCCGCGGGGATTGCCGGAATGTTGAGCGTTTCAAGGGGCGATGCGCATAGGGCGTGCTCGTCGAGCAATAGCTGAAGATCTCCCGCTGTTAGGACAATTGAGCTTTTGACCCATGCGACGATGTGTGTGACATCGGCGAGGCTCGCAACGGAGATCACTTCCGAAGCGAGGATCTCCACGCCGACCCCTGCGGCCATCGTCAATTTGCATGATCCGGCTCCGGCCTTGAAATCCACCGCGTCCAGCTCGGCTGTCACGTCGCCATCGACATATTCATTCCATGCGTCTTCGCAGTTTTCAACGACGACCTCCGGGACGCTTTTAAATGCGATTTCCTCGGCGATTACGATTCTTGCCTCTGATCCTTGTGCTTGTGCCATTTCTAAACCTCCTTTGTTCCGACCCGCCTTAATGAGACATCGGCGAGGCAGGTATCTCGAATTTTAGACTCTTTCATACACCGTTAAATTGAGCTCCGTGTAATGACAGAGAACGCCTCCGAAAGTTCTGAATTCTATGATCGGCGCCTGAATGCGGCCATGTCTCTCGCAAGCGCCATTGAGATTCTTGTTTTCCCGAAACGCCGTCCGGATGTTTTCGATCAGTTGATTGAAAGTTTTCTCTGTTTCGCTCGCATCATTGACGGCCATGTATCCCCTGATTATAAAAAGATGATCGTCTTCGTGGGCCTGGGAGCCTGCCTTGATGACGGCCTGTTTTTCTCCGACAGATCTGCGGGAGATCTCCCAGCCCAGTATCCGATCCTCATTCGATATCGTTGTCTTAAAAAGATTGATAAATGTCGTCCAATCCGAGGTCCAGCGCTCATAATCATAGACCTTGCCGATGTCCTCTACGGCTCTGAGGACGGTGTAGATGGCTGCCCGGATGGCTGATTCGCTCATCTTCCGAAACCCCGCATAGCGCATAGCGCATAGCGCATAGCGTCGATAATACCTTCGTGCAATTCGTGTCCTCTAATTCGTGTCATTCGCTTATTTTTTTGGCGATTTTAAAGCCTGCGTCATCGAACATCTTCTTCAATACGGGCCATTTTTTTTCAAATGTATTTTCAAACATGGCCGCTCCCGGGAATCCCTTCTGGCCGATTTTTCTTCGTATGACGAACTCAAGTCTCTTGGCCTCTTCCTCGCCTTTCCCCATCTTCACTTCGATCCATCGCAGAAGCGCTCCTTCCGGCGGCCAGGTCTTTCCTGCCGTGCGTCCCTTCTCGATGACATCGCCATAGCCTGATTGATGAGCGACAATTCCTTTGATCAGGGGAGTCCCTTTTTCGATGACTTCACCGTATACTGTCGAGACCAGGCCTCCTTTGGCGCCCGAGACTCCTGTGGGAGTAACTTTTTTAATCTCCCTCTCGAGAAATGAGGTCGCCTCGTACATCACGCCGATCAGCTCCTGATTAATGACCTCCGGCCCTTCCTTATCGAAAATTTTGCCCTTGGGAATGATAGAGACTTTAAGTTGCATCTTTTCTTATTTCTCCATTGCCTGGATCCGGTTAAAATCGAATTCGATCTCCGACGTGTCGGAGAGCGTCAGCTTGATGGTCAGATGATATCTGCCCGGGCCGCTCGTGGCCGGGTATTTCAGCTTTACATTGACGATCGATCCACCGAATGCGGAAGAGGATATCATCTCGCTGGTGACGTCGGTCCCGTCTTCTTTATGCGCCTTCGCCTCGATGGCGTTGATGGTCAACCCGTATGGCAGGGACCCGTCATTCGAGGTCTGGGCAGAACAGTTCGAAAAGATGAAGTTGAAAGGAACTTTCGTATCCTTCGGCTGGAGGATCAGTGTGTAGTTGCCTTTAAAGTCGGGCATTATTAACCTCGCGCTTCAAAATTATAGACTCTGTTCTTGGCCTGGAAATTGTAAAACGCCACGAGGGCTGTCTCATGATCCTCGGTGACAATGTTTATCCCGTCCTCGGTAGTGATCTCCAAACCATCTTCAGTGACGATCTTGGCCATCATTCCGCTCCGCTTCGCTACGCAGGCTATTTGCCATCAGACTTCTTCTCGACCTTTGGTTTCTCGACCTCTGGTTTCTCGATGATCTTTCCCGTATCTTTTTCAAACATGAATCCCTTTGCATTTAACTTTTGGTGAAATTCCCTGAGATTTTTAAACTCAGGGCTTGTCTGTTTGAATCGCTCGAAGGCCAGATTGTATTCGGCAACTAAAGCCCTCCATTCAAGAGAGAGCTCCTCTTTCTCGCCTGCAAAAGCCTCTACGCAGAACAAGATCATTATGGCGATGCACAGACAGACCAGAATAAAACCCACCCGCTTCTCAGCGAGGCGGGTCGGATCTTCATATTGATGCTTCAAATAATTTTTCATAAATTCTCCTTTACCCCGTTAGAAGATTCAAGGAAAACTCCTCCATCTGAAAAAATATTTTTTATGAATCTTCTAACGGGGTCATTTAAATGTGCCTCCGCCTGCAGATATTCCCCGATTTAAACCATAATCGGTATAGTTGGTTATCAAAATTATCCCCTCTCCCTGGGCAAGAGTGAATGAGCTTGTGGGGGGATTCATGCTTCCATCTCCATTAAGTTTTCTAAAAGCAAATGGAGCGGTAAAAGTCTTAGGTCTCGATCCTGCATATTCGCTTGCCAAATAATCTGATCTAAGCCGGAAAACTACGTAGCCATTTGTAAATTTCCTCGCATATAATCTATGGTAAATTGAAAGTGCATACCCAACATCATCCGTCTCGACCCCGTTTCCTCTCCACATTTCAAATGCCTTAGAGGATGTTGAACAGGATTCACTCCATTCATCGGTTCCAATGCTCCAATTTCCAGAATTATCCCTTTTTAATCCCCCGGTTGCAGGAACCCCAATATTATAGCCAACTGCATCA